GGCACGGGGTTTCGCACCTTAGATTTCTACTTTCCTGGATACGTGTTCGCGGGAAACGTGATCGCGAAGGAAGTCAACGCGCCGAGCAGTGTAGAATCGTTATATCCAACAGGTAACTACTTCCCGGCGTCACTTACTGCGGTGGGGTTTGTTGACTTAGTCGGGAAGGACTATCGGCTGGCCACCTCAAGCCCATACAAAGGAAAAGGTACAGACGGAAAAGATCCGGGCGCAGACATTGACGCACTTGCGGCTGCACAGGGGGGGGCATCAACCCCAACTCCCCTGCCTGAACCTACGCCTACGCCCATACCGTCTCCGACTCCCTCTCCAACCCCCGCACCCGGCTCTACTGTGACGGATTCAACGGGTGGCATGTGGACGTTTGGGCCAAACAAAGAAACGCTAAGAAATAATGTCCACATGGGCGGCGGGCAAGGTACGAGGTACAAATTATTCGAGAACTCCGTTTACACGCTTGGGCTGGATTCAAACTGGTACAAGTGGGAGTGGGAGGGATCATATTGGCGATCGGTGGGAACTGCGGAGCCGGGAGTGACGCAGCCTACGCCGCAACCGACGCCTACTCCAACCCCCATGCCAGAGCCAACACCGGCGCCCGCCGTACCACGAATTCTGCTGTATCCCTCCAGTGAATCAGGCCAAACAGCGTTATGGCAGGCCCAGGCGAAGGAGGGGTATCGACCTAACCGGCATGTTCCGAGACCATCAGGAGCGCCCAAAGGGCAGTATGTGGAGTTTGTAAAGTGGTAGAACTTGTTATTGCACTATTGATCCTGATTCTCTGCGCGGTCTTGATCTCGTATGTGCCGCGCATCTCGGAGAACGTGAGAGTAGTTCTGTTTGTGGCTTTAATAGCACCGGCTCTGTTGTATTTGTTGGGAGTGATTCGGTGAAAAAGGCCAGTAAAAATGAGCAAGCGTCAGTATAGTGATAACGAGAAGGGAGCGGCACTCGCGGCGCTGGACGCCAATGACGGCAATGTTAACCGTACCTCGAAGCAGGTTGGCGTACCGCGAAAGACGCTGGCAATGTGGGCGAGGAATCGCCACTTATCCGCCGACGTGGCCGATATTCGCCAAGAGAAAAGAAAAGAACTTAGCGATAGGCTGGAGGACTTAGCCCATACACTGGTTGACATCTTACCCGCCAAACTGCCCGCCGCCTCCGTTCGTGATCTCGCAGGCGCGTTGATTGTCGCGGTGGATAAAATGCAACTGTTGAAGGGTGCGCCGACCGCAATTAGTAAAGATGTCTCTGAGCGTACCAACGAAGAGCGAGCTGCTCGAATACTTGAACTCGTTAGACCCGCCAAGACTGCGTGAGCTTGACGAGATCCTTTTTGACGAGCCGCAGATCCAAGCCGCAAGCCTGCCACAACCTCAACCCGGGCCACAAGAAACATTCCTTAAAAGTGAGGCGGATATTGTCATCTTCGGCGGGGCGGCCGGTGGTGGTAAGACGTGGGCGCTCCTTATGCAGCCGTTACGGCATATCGGCAACAGCCAGTTCGGAGGAGTAATCTTCCGGCGAACCTCCCCGCAAATCAGGAACCAGGGCGGCTTGTGGGATGAGAGTACGCAGATTTATCCGTTGCTGAATGCTGAACCGCGGCAGACGGTTCTCGAGTGGCGGTTTCAATCTGGCGCCAAGCTAAAGTTTGCGCACCTTCAATACGATCTCGATGTTCACGATTGGCAGGGCGCACAAGTTCCGTTTATTGGTTTTGACCAGCTCGAGCACTTCTCTGAGTCGCAGTTCTGGTACATGCTTTCCCGCAACCGATCGACGTGCGGTGTTCATCCATACGTCAGAGCCACGGTCAACCCGGATGCTGACAGTTGGGTGGCGAAACTGATTGCATGGTGGATCGACCAAGACACAGGATTACCTGTTGAAGAACGGTCTGGCGTAGTTCGATGGTTTATCCGTGTGAATAATGAGATCAAATGGGCAGACACTCGTGAAGAGTTAGAAAAGGATGACCAGGAACCTAAGTCACTCACCTTTATTCCGGCGAAGCTCACAGATAATCAAAAGCTGATGGAGAAAGATCCGGGGTATCTCGCCAACCTGAAGGCGTTATCACTCGTTGACCGTGAAAGACTTTTAGCTGGCAATTGGAAGATTGTTGCCACGGCTGGAAAGATATTCAACCGAGCCTGGTTTGAGATTGTTGATGCGGTGCCGGCGGGTGGTTCAGAGGTTCGATTCACAGACCTGGCGGCAAGCGAAAAGAAAATGGCACCCACAGGGAAGATTAAGAACAAAGATCCTGATTACACCGCAAGCTGCAAAATGCGAAAAGTTGACGGAGTTTATTACATCCTTGACGCCACAGCGGAGCAGATGGGGCCGACAGCGGCAGATAAGTCTATGCAAAACCTCGCCAGTCAGGACGGAATTGCTTGCAAGCAACGGTGGGAAGAAGAGGGCGGGGCATCGGGTAAGCGAGACAGCGCCCACATTACTAAGCTGCTCGCTGGTTATGATTGCAAAGGCGTCAAGCCGGATGGCGATAAGATCGTTAGAGCAAAACCGTTAGCAGCACAGGCTGAAGCCGGAAACGTGAAGTTATTACGAGGCGATTGGAACGAGCGTTGGTTGAACCACATGCACGGACAGCCGGAATTACCACATGATGACGAGATGGACGCCGCGAGTGGAGCGTTCAACGAATTAACGGATCATAAGCGTAGGATTCTAGTAGCGTAACACCGTATGACGTAGTACAGTATGACGCATGAACCGGAAAGCGGTGTTGCGGTCAGTTCGGCTGGATGATGATGTTTGGGCCGCGGTTAAGGCGATGGATGAATCGCTAAATCAGTTCCTCCGGGACGTGCTAATTAACGGGATAGGAATCACGGACGATGCTGAAAAGATTGGTAAGGCAATGGAGCGCGGGGAATTTGATAAGTCGCCGGAGCCAAAACCACCCCAACCCCCACAAAGCTGGAAGCGAGGGCCACGACCGAAGGGAGATAAGAGCCGGTGACAGAAAGCGTGGAAGCAGAACGCGAACGCGGTCGCAGGCGACGCCTTGAACTTGGTGAGCGTGAGTACCAGCGCCTTTTAGCATTACGCGATGAGGCGCAGAGGCTTTGCTATTCGCTCTGCGTGCTTCACAAGAGAACGCCGCGTACCGAACGACTCCTGCTGATGGCCGAAGATAGGCGCGAGCGGCGCAGTCAGCATTTGTGGCCGCACGTTGGCTATATAAACCGTCACGGCGTTGTTGTTCAAAGCCTCCACTATTAAAGCCGAGTGAGAAGAAACGATGAAGAAGGCATTTCACGATTATCCGCGCGATGAACAAATCAAGGGGTTGAAGGCAATCATAGCGTTTCTGGAGGCCAACCCTGAGTTCGATATGCCTGAAGGAATGGGCGAATGTCTAGTACGCACGCTCGTGCATGAGAATCGCGGTCGACTTAAAGACAAACCGAGGTTGCGTGGTTTCGGAAGCGAGACTCAGATGAACGTCACGGAAACGAACGGACGCAAGGCGCATAAGCCGGAGCGGTTGACGTTTGATGAAAAGTCGGCGGCGGTAAAGATCGGTGTTAGCTATCGGCAACTCATACGCTACCGGGCGCAAGGATTGATCTCTTTTTACCGGGTCGGCGCTCGAATCCTGTATGACGATCAATGCCTGCAAGAGTTTTTAGCAGAGCGCCGGCAAGCCGCGGCGTGAGGCGCGCAGAGCACGGCCAAGAGTTGTTAGATTTTATTTCCGGGACAGGTAGATTTGCCGCGCTGGGCCGCGGGATGGCGAGCTATCCTCTCCATGGCGACGAAAATAACAAACGCATTCACCAGGGCTGTTTGGAGTTGGAACGCAGGGGTTTAATCAGACGAACGTCACGAACGCGAAGGCTTGGTTACTTGGATGCCAACCGCCGAAGATCTGAACGTAGTAGCGTAAGAGGTTATAATTCAGAGTATGGAAAACGATTACATACGCTTAATGCCGGTT